TCTTCAGATCGGCCTTGTCATCGTCTGAAAGTGTGTGGTGTTCATCCACAATAAGAGCTTCTTCCTTAAGATCTCCGGAGGTATAAACCTCTCCTACTGCGTCGGCATCGGTAGCGTTCACGTCAGCCGCAAGGACAACTTCAGGAAGATAGCCGCCTACTCTTAAGGTGCTTGCAGTAATGACATACTTGCCGCTGCTGTCCTTTGTGAGTACGGAACCCCTCTTGAGCTCTCCTTCGCCACTCTTAACGGTTACGGTGCCCTTGTGGATGGGCTGTGCGTTATCCGCTATAAGGTTGTCAGGTGTGAATTTTTCTACTAACATTTCTTAATCCTCCTTATTTCTTGATTGCTGATACAAGCAGGGCTGCTCCGTCCTTGATGTCCTTCTCCCTGGTATCCTCTTCGGATCCCGAAACGGGGGTAGCGATCACATCATTGACATTTGATGCTTCCTGCTCTTCTCTGCGGTTCTGAAGGTACTCTGTACCCATCGCCTGCTGGTTCTGAAGTGCCTTAAGAGCAAGCTCTGAAGCGCTCATAGGGTTCTCCCCGTACTTTGCCTCATTGACCAGCTCTGCGCCTACGGTCTGCGCTATGGAGTCGATCTGCTTCATGCGTTCCCGCTCTGCCTTTACGGCTTCGTCAACCGCATTCTTAACGGCTTCAACGTTTTCGGTCTGGGCCGTTGCCTTTGCCTCTTCCATGATCTCATTCACAAGATCAGGATAAGCAGCTTTGAGTTCTTTTACATCCATGCTTTCTTCCTCCTTATGTGATGATGGATTGTGTTCTATATCAACCGGCCCGGAGCCGTTCGATACCGTTTTTTGCGCCGGCGCAAATACTCCCACGGTCTTAAATGCAGGTAAAGGCATATTCCCGAAGGTGTGGGGTATGCCGTTAATAATAAAGGTCGTGGTGTCGTTTACCCGATCCACTACAGGCTCGCTCTTATTTATGACCTCATCCGCAAAACCTTCCTCCACTGCTTCATCTGCGGTCATCCAGGTGGTTTTTGTGAGCATTGCCATAATATCGTCCTGTTCCCGGCCTGTCCGGTCCGACAGTAACTCCGCAAGGCTCTTGTCTATGCTCTTAAGCGTGTTATCAACCTTCTTTAATTCCTGACGGTTGTAGTAACCTATTAGCCCTGCGGAGGCTGTGTGGATCATTGTTTGCGATCCTACGGAAACCTGTCTCTTATCTCCGGCCTGGGCGACAATGGCAGCCGCTGAAGCCGCTAAACCGTCCACCACTGTGGTTGTTTCCGCTTTTAGTGCTCTTATTTTGTTAAAAATGGAGATCCCGGCGTATACATCCCCTCCTACGGAGTTAATGTAAAAAGAGACTTCATCCATTCCGGATAAGGTCTCTAAATCTTTAAGGAATCCATCTAATTCAATAAACAGGCCATCTATCTTTTCGCCTGTCCACCAGTCTGTAGGTACGCTCTCCACGATCTCTCCGTAGAGGTTCACGCTTGCTTTCTTGCCGTCTTTCGCCTTGTTTATGACATAAGGCTTAAGGCTCGGCATCAAATTTCTTAATCCCGGCATTTTGCCCTCCTTTATCTGTCAGCTTTGTAGTTTCTATGTTTCACGGAGGTTTTTACTCCTCCGGAGCTTCATTTTCTTCGGTGGGTCCCGCTGCCACTCCCAGCTCTTCAGCCATGGCCTTCTCCCTTGCCAGCTGTTCTACATTTGAATCGTAATCAGATCCATTGAGCCGGAGAGCGCTGTCCGCATGAGTGCTGAATCCGTTTGCACAGGCCATGGCCTCCGCTTCAATTTCCTTCGTAGGATCGAGCATACCCTGTGAAGGTCCTATCCACTGACACTTAAGCCATGCTGCCTGTATTGCAGGATCAGCGAAAAAGCCCGGAGCTGATATCCTTCCTAAAGCCACCGCTTCTGTCATCCACAATTTATACACAGGATTGCAGAAATCGTTGACAAACCATGTGCGGTAAGTGTTGAAACTCTTCCAGGCTTCAAGGAGCGCTCCCCTTGATGCTGAATACGAAGAATCGAAAGCCTTCAGGAGAATATCACGGGGGATCTCCAGGGCGGCTCCTATCTGGGTGATGATAGAAAGCGCAAAAGCGTCAAAGGTAGTATTCGGATGTGTAGGGTTTGAAAACTTAACATCCTCTCCTGGGTTCATCACGTTCACCGTGCCCGGTCCCAGCTCGTACTCATTCGGATCATAGCTTGCTTCCTGCTCTTCATATCCTGCTCCCACTTCATTGTAAGGCATCATTGAAGCGTCATTGTTGTAGGTTATGAAAGCGCTATAGTCTGACTGGACTATTGCAGCCATGATCTCCGCTTCCGTGTACCGGTTAAGCTGGAGAATATGCTGGATTATCGGCGCAAGGAAGGAAACCCCTCTATACTGATCCGGCCTTTCCGTGTTCACTATCTGGATAATGTTAGGAAGTCCGGTTTTCTTACCTGTGGTCTCTACCCTCACAAACTTTGTCTGTTCAAGGGAGTTTTCAAAGGGATAGGTATTCCGGATCCAGTAGGCTACCGCTTTACCGTTCTTGTCTACTTCCACGCCGTCGTATATGACATTCCCGTTCTTCGGGTTCTTCCCGGTGGTTCTTATGCTGGATAATATGCCGTTTTCTGTGGGCGTGGCCACCCTGTCCGCCTCTATTGCCCGGAGCCTTAAGGTGTATGGGGCGTATGACTCCGCTTTTGCGGACTGTACCAGGGCAAACACATCCCCGGACATAAGCCAAGAAGCCATGAGAAGCTGCTGAAGCTCGTAAAAGTTGTTGATCCCGGTTGCATCGCATTTCTCTTTATCATTGGCCCATAAACCAAATTCCCTTTTTACGGTCTTTACCCACTGCGCTGCCTGCTCTGTATTGAGACCCAGGAACTCCATATCAGGGCGTGGGTTCAATTTAAGCCCTAATCCTATGGTGTTGGTGCGGTTCGTCTTAACTGCGCTGGTCGCTACCGGAGCGCCCATATACATAAGCCGTCCCCGCTGCCTTAATGTGTAATTGTTAAGGTCGATATCTTCCCTGGGAGATCCTGACATCGCCTTGAATCCCTTCAAGGCTCTCTTTGTCGTGGAAGCTCCGGCGGATCCGTAACCTTTATGCCCTGATATAGGGATCATCTGCATCATTGTCCACCTCTCTTATAAAGGGCGGGGGAAAGGAGCGGAATAAGCACCGCAAAAAAGCCCCGCCCAGCATAAAGCCGTTATAAAACAACTCTATACCCTTGTTTACCAGTCACGGGGCACTATTCCCACCGCTTTCCTCGGTGCTCTGCCCTGTTCAAGGCGTAATTTCTTCGCCCAGAGATCATCCCATAGCTTCAGAAGGTCGGAAGCACTCAAAGACTTCCGTGAAAGGGATCGTGATCCTATTGTGTACTGTGTGACTGCTCCCCCTCCGGAGAGGATGGATTTTCTTACTTCCACCATCCCGTCAAGGTCGTCTATCACCATTTCATACTCGTAATTAGCGGAATAGAGGCTTTTTATGTACTGTATTCCGTGTTCTGTTTTTCCATCGTACTTAATAATCACCAGTCGCCCTCCTCTATCCGGCGCTTTCGTGGCTGCTGTTTCTTCTTGACAGGTTTCTTTCTTTCATCCGGGTGCTCCAGAAGATATTTAAGCCTGTCAAGGTTAGGGTGAAGGATCTTAAACGCCGCATTGGCGTAGTTCCTACAGTCAAGGGCCTCATTTCTTTCGTGCCCTGGTAATTTCTTCCACTTCCACCCTCCGTTTTCCTGCATTTCAGGAGCTTCGGAAAGCAGCCCGTGAAAATAATGTATGTCATAGCCTTTTTCTTTGTCGGTCGGGAAGTGGCTCATTCTTGCGCCGGGTTCCAAAACCTTAAGGCCGCTCATTATCCTCTCTTTACCGGCATCCGTGCCGATAATGTAGTGATAGGTGGTATAAGGCCGTCCGTCCGGGGTGGTAACGTCAATCTTTTTTGCCCTGGATGTGTACGGGTATCCCGGCACGCTGGATCCTTTCACCGCCCACACTCTTCCGGGGCGCATAGCGCACTGCTCCCAGACTTCTTTGCTGAAGTGTCCGCCTTCATCCACGAAACAAAGAGAGATCCGCAGTGTCCGGCCGTTTTTGTATGAATAAGCGTGATCCAGAACTCCGTCCAGCTTTATCCAGGTCTCCGGATTGTCCGGTCTTCCCTGTATAATTCCTCTCTCTATGCCCCAGTTCTCTTCAAAGAATCCGTATCCTACTACTTCGTACTCCAGCCGGTCATCCTGGGTATCTACTCCGCAGGTTAAGCAGAGCACACCGTCCGGAAGCTCCGCTCCGTAGTCTTCAGCACGGGCAAGAAGATCTTCTTCGTCTCCTACATCCACCCTTTGGCTCCATAATTCACCAAAAAGGGTATTGTAAACGACCTTCAGCTTCTCCGGATCCGAACCGGCCTGAAGAAAGCGGGTTATGATGTACTCCCACGAAAGCCAGGGAGAAGAGAAACCGTTGATCCAGAAGGAACGGTATCCGTTCTTTATGGCTTCAGGACTTTCCGGAATCCATTTCATGGGCTGGTGCTTCACGGTGTTTTCATCGTAAAGACAGCCGCATTTCGGACAGGCCCACTCTATATTTTCTACAATGTACTGTTTATCCCTTCCGTGCTCTATGGTCTTATAGTCGAAACGGATATTGTCGAACTTTATGTATGAATACTCTCCGCAGTCGGGGCATTGAACACACCAGTATTCCCTTGTCCCTAATTTGAAGAGGTTTTCTATCTTGCTGTCATCCTTTACGGTGGGGGTGGAAACCGCCACCATTTTTGAATTATAAAAAGTGATCGTCCGGGCCTGTACCAGTCCCCAGGGATCACCTTCTTTTCCCGCTGCCTTCGCCCAGCGGTCTACCTCATCACCGAAAACATATCTTGCAGGCACTCCGGCAAGGGGAGCGGGGGAATTGGCACCCACAAGGGTAAGCATTCCGCCTGGATATGACTTTTTCGTGATAGTATTCTGTGAATTTCTGCTTTTTTCGCTTGCCACCTTTGACGCAAGGGGCTTTGTATCTCGAAACATCGGAGAAAGCCGCCTTTTTGATGTATCCTCTACCATGTCCACGGTCGGCATTATCATCATCGCCGGACCGGGATCCTGATCTATCATGTAGGCGATCATATTAAGGAGCCCTTCGGTCTTTCCCAGCTGGGCGCAGGCTGCTATAACCAGGCACTTCACCCGTGGATCCGTGAAGGCATCCATGATCTCCTTCAGATATGGTGTCCTTTTGGTCTTCCACCTTCCGGACTCTGCGGAGTTTTCCGCCTGAAGGATCCTGTACCTGTCAGCCCATTGTGATACCGTTATGTTCTCCGGGGCTTTGAATACGTCGCACGCTGCGGAGACTACTTTCATAAGCCGTTTTATTTCTTTGGTAACGGTCTTAGCTTGTTTCCTCTTCAGTTTCCTCTCTGTTTTCCTGCGCATTCATCCACTTTTCCCGTTCTCTGACCCTGCGCTTGAACTCATTTTTGTCGTAATTGTAGTCGGTCAGGCGGTTCAAAATGGTATTGACCGCCGCTTTTATGATTGCAGAGCATTCCGTGGCGGTGGTGGTGTTTGCCATATCTACCGCCAGGGTTCCAGGAAGAGCTAAAAGCTCTCCTCGGATCGTAGCCGCAAGGTCTGTAATCACTGCCTCTACATCTTCAGAGCGGTGCATGGTCGCTTCCAGTTCTGCCTTCTTCAAGTTCTCAATGGCCGCTTTTGCTTCCTTCAGATCAGCGTCCGCTTTCAGCTTCCGGGCCTCATCCTCCATAGTGGTAAGCAAAGGGTTCTCCTTCTGCTTACGCAGGTACTCAATATAGATCTGGACAGAAGGGATGAGATCGTACTGCTTCCGGTTCTTCTCTGCCTTGCAAGTGAAGTACCCCTCCTCCTCCAGCTGCCTCACCCTCTCCAGGGAGAGCATAAGGACGGACGCAAGGCTCCGGGTTGATATCCAGTTCTCTTTTTTTATGTCGATGGCCATTTAAACCAAACCAAATCCTCTCATTTTTCGATCAAAAACCTACCGACTTTTTGGGCGAAAGTAGC